CACATGAGGCAACCCTGATGACACTAGAGGAGCTAACCCGCCGGTTCGAAGAACTTAAGCGAGTCAATGGGATGATACCATCCATTCGCAACCTTCCTGAATGCGAATTTCGGGACGCGTTGTTGCGCGATTGTGAGGCGTTCCTAAAGACTACCCCTACCTTAGGGAGTCTGGAAGAACAGCTAGAAGATCTGCGTTTAAAGAACAGTCATCTAGAGCAGCGGCTCCATGATTGTATCCTGAATGGATATAAGTCACAGAGACGAGTACGAGAACCTAGTCCTTGGTGGAAGTGGTTTCTGTCAAAAGGGTAGGCCGATATGGCTTTAGTATGACTCCGCGCGTAGAGCAGGTCGCTCTCGTGTTCACCTCAGCACATCCAATCTAGGAGCACTGTATGCCTACCAACGTTTCTACGCTGGGGGGTGGTGATAGCGAGGGGTTCTGGATTTATGCAAGTGCTGTTAGTGTACCACCTGAGATCAAAGTGCCCTTTATGGCCCTTGTTGATCGTTGGCTTTCCAATAATGGAGAAGCCTGGACGGTGTCCCGCATGAAGGATCTCTATGTCGATTTTATTCGGCATAATGCGGGCGAACCGGTGGTTGCTAGTTGGGTTGCTCGTCGTCCCGACGGCGTCCCAAAAGGGCCTTTTGGGGCCCTCTATGACTATGCTACCAGGGGAAAGCGTCAAGGATTCAACGCTATTACCCTCCTACGCAGCTATACCAGGTTAGTAGCCAAGGATGCTACTACACAGCAGATGGAGAAATTCATCTCTGGTGTAACTGCTAGCGACCTTCCACTTCCATGTGGAATTGAGAAAGGTGTTATGGAAGCTGCCCGCCAATTAGGTGAAAGACTGATCTTAGGACCAGCTAATCCCTATTGGACCTACCGTCCCTCTTCTAGTAAGAGGGTACCATCAATTGATGGTAAGACTCATCCTGAGTCTACGCACTGGATGACCCAGTGGATAGATTTACATCTATCGTATTATGGGCAAACTGCAATGAGGAATTTTGCCAGTATCTTCAAGGATTTGAAGGGATCTTGGCAACCAGCGTATGACTCTGTAGGGCCTCACGGTCCTCGCATCGACACTGTCGGTGCAATCGGGCTCATCCAAGAGCCTGGTTTCAAGTTACGCGCTGTCGCAAACCCTAATAGGGTTTACCAGATGGCTTTACAACCACTTGGTGATGCTCTCTATGGCCTATTGGAACGGCTACCGTGGGATTGTACCCACGATCAGAGCAAAGCGATACCTCATATACAGAAACACCTCTCATCTGGCAAAGTCGTTCACAGTGTGGACCTGTCATCAGCAACGGATTTCTTTCCGCTGTCTCTGCAGGTTTGTGTCTTGAGGTCACTGGTCCTTCCTGGTCCACGTGATTATATAGGACTCTTTGAGTTCCTATCTCGAGCTCCTTGGCGTTTGGGAAAGTCTACCATCCGGTGGACTAAAGGGCAACCTTTGGGATTATACCCATCGTTCGCTTCTTTCGCCTTGACACATGGGTTACTACTTCTCCACCTTAATGATGGAGATCACCTTGGGGACTTTTATGTCCTTGGGGATGATGTAGTTATCCTGAACGACCGATTGTTTACTAAGTATGTTGGAGCTCTTAAAGAGCTCGGCTGTCCAGTGTCAGAGGCTAAAAGCCTGAACTCAAACCTTATGGCTGAGTTCGCTGGAAAGCTAGTCACCCGTACTGCGGTTTATCCGCAGCCTAAGTGGCGCAACTTATCTGATGACAATTTCCTTGACATCATCAGGTTACTTGGTAAACGTGCTCTACTTCTCTGTCGTCCTAAGCAACGTAAAGTTGCAAAGGCAATGTGGGAGATCCCCGATTTTGTCGGAGGTCTTGGTTTCAACCCACAAGGTGTGCCCCTCCAGGATAGGTATTATGCCTACCTGAAATTGTTTGGGGACAACGACCGCGGAGAATACCTCATGAGCTTTGACCACCAGTTGTCTGCA